GGCGGTCAAGCCACACCAGGATAGTCACTTAAAACAAAAGCAAAATAAAAACTTAAATGAGGACTCTCACCTCACGTTGTCCTTTACAACGGAATTATAGATTAAACAATAAAAAGCTTGTGGACAATGCGGGATTTGAACGCCGCGACCTGTACATGAAACCTTTAAACAATACCATGACAAATTACCAATACTAACTACATGTACCGCTCTACCAAGCTGAGCTAATTGCCCGTGTCTGTCCCTGCTCTCACGAGTAGAGACAACTCCCATGTCTAATTCTAAATCAATCTAATTATGTGTGAAACACTTCCTCCGCTGAGGTCTATATCTTGAACACCTTTTTCAAGACATTGTGATAAAACCAATACGAATACACAAGGCCAAAAAGGTTTATACCATAATTCCAGTCTCCCGTTACCGAGTCTACATCATTAAACATCAATAAACATGGTAGTGCCAATACGTTAAGCAGTAGCACGTTTATAATGATTCTTCTTTTCATTGTTCTTTCCCTTTCTTACTTTTGCAAAGCTCAACACATCCGAAGCATTGTAATAGCTTCTCCCATTAGATTTATACTCAACTCTCACTCTTTGAGTATTTACCAACACTCTTAACCTGCCCGGACCTCCTACTATTTTTTCAGATTCTCTCTTTGGAAAAGTGCGAGAATCCATAATAGTGAGGATGTCTGCCAATCTCGCCTCCGCTGTCCCGTCAATCAACATGGAACTGCGTAAATCACCATTCACTTCGTATATCATACCGTTAAAAAATAAAGTCGTTATTATTCTTTCGGCCAGTCCTTATATATCGCATAGCTGTCCGTACCCGTGATGGTATTCTCATTCTCCGTAAATCAATATCATTGCAAGTGACCTGCATCAATAAGAATAGAATGGAGAATAGGAATTCAAGCCCGTGTCTGCGTAATTCCTTCAAATCAAAATCACGCTTAAGCCTATCGCAAATCATATACAGAAGCAGTTCCGTATCTTTGGAAATACCCAACTTCCGGTATATCGTTCTTTTCTGGGTCTTGACAGTCCAAACCGATTTATTCAGATTGCCCGCCACCTCCTTGTCGGCAAGCCCCTTGCAGTACTCATTCGCGACAAGCAGTTCCGTAGGAGAAAGGGAAATCATCATGCGACCCTTTCCACATCAAAAATACCTTTCCTCTTGTCAACCTCCCCTACTTTCCAGTCAGCATCCTCAACGCAGAACTCCAATCTCAATCGGGGGATAATTGTCCCCTTTATGGAATTATACGCCTTAACCGGAAAAGTTAGAACTTCCCCTACCTCCATATCTCTCAAAGCCGGAGTGTAGTTTTCTGTGATTATTCGCTTTTTCATCGCTATAAAATTTTAATGATTAGTATTTGAGCTCTCCCGAGCCAATCTGATTGGCGGCATCACGCTTTATTCGGGAGATTTACTTAACTTTGTATTGCCACATTTAAAATTAAGTAAGTATGAGTAAATTCATTGAAATCCCTGTTAACGGGGAAAAGTGCATCATCAATCTTGATGCAATTCAGAGTGTATGTCCTCTAAAAGGAGGTGGGTGTGAAATCTACTTCCTTGAAGGAGCCTTGAAGAGTGTCAAAACCCAATTTCCATATTCCGAATTACTAAAACTCATTTGGGTATAATTACTTCTTTTCTGTATATCGGGATTGAGAACAACTTGATAATTACTATGCAAGGTTCTCTCCCGGTATCACTCTTACTGACAAACCCGCTATTTGCAGGAAGTATTGTCACTTGCTTTTCTATAATTGCTTTCATAAGTTCGTTTTTACTCACGTTTATTAAATTATTTACTCCCCTCTCTATAGTTCATTCAGAAGAAACGCATCTTCACCATTTTCTGTCTTCACCTCTGTAATTAGGGTATAAGCTGTAGAAACCAATTGAAACATCTCAGGGTGTCTCCTTATGAGTTTAGTATTAAGGTAATTCCTCCACCCTTTGTGATAAGCATAATACATCAAAACACCTCGTTTATTCCACACACACGTTATTATTACTCCATTGAGAACAATCTCACCTCTATATCCGTCAATATGTGTCGATTCTGCATTCATAAAAGAAGTAATACTATATACAGGGACACCTATTGCTGTTGAGAAATCCTTCATAATCATAAGTATTAAATATTATTCGTACGAAAGCAAAGGTTATTGCCACATTGCTATTTACAACATAATATGCCTATTATAGCACCCAACAAAGCTATTATTACTCTTAGGGAGGTATGAATAGATTTAAGTTTATCATCATTACTCATTTCAGTTTTAATTAATGTTTGTGCCCCAATAAGCTCTCTCTGCTCTTCTCACCGGAGTTATCAGCTACTGTACTTCACTGCATGACCGTTCGGGGCATGTCGGCTTCCTATTTCGCACCGTT